TGGATGCTTCCAGTTGCCCAATAAGGCTCGTAATTGTTCCTGCCAGTGGGATAGGAACGACCTGAAAAACAATCACACCGCGATAGTTGGACATCTGCGGAGGACAGCCGAAGGTCGCCTGCGCTCCCCCTGCTGTCAGGTTCGAATAAAGAAATTCATCCACGCCTATGCGCAGATTGAAGCTCGTTATTCCTGGTCCGTTTGCTGGCATCTAGTGTCCAAAAGCGCAAAGAGCGGTCGTAACCCCCGCCGCCGATACGCTGCCAAGTTCCACGCCCGTCGAACTGACGGCAATCCCCATGTTTCCCGTGCCACTGAACATAAATGCGTAATTCCCTGCCTGCCCATCAGCCCAGATGCCCACAGCACCAAATACAGGAGGAGCCTGAAGTTGTGAATCGGAAGTGGAGGCAAATGTGTTGAGCGTGAAGAGGCTCGGAAGCATCGTATATCCGCCAGGAACGTAGGTTCCTGCGTCATTGACGGAAATGATAACGAAGAATTCGGACGCGCCCCAAGCCCATTTATATTTGGGTGTTGCTACGAGAGCCATTTACTTTCCTTCCTCCGGGTCGTATTCCACGTCATCGCACTTCAGGTCGCCGTTGATTTTGTTGCTGAACGAGTCGTCCAGATCGCCCATCGCCTGCTTCAAGGCTTTGCTGGCCTGTCCGCCAAGCTCAGGAACCTGCCCCAGAATCGAAGTGCCGCTTCCGCTGGTGTTCACTTTTGCCATTGCCATTCTCCTTTAAGGCTTTGCGTGCTCCACTTGGTCATTTGAATCGGACACGTCAGGCCCATCGGACTTCGCGGCCTTGTCCGTGATGCCGAGAGAACCCATGCGGCGGAGCGCTTCGGCTGCTGCGTCCTTCGCTCCGCCGTCCGGATCTCGACCGTAAATATCTTCCTTAGCCATCAGTATCCGGCTGGAATGCCAAGCCCTGTGATGGCGGTGTTGGCGTTCGGGAAATAGGCCCCAAGATTTCCACGGAATTCCAGGTAGGCCACAAACGCATCGTTGTAGCCTCCCGTGGTGGTTGGAACGCGGTTCAAAATCGAGCCGGTTCGGTCGTCAAAGCTGAGTTTCCGCGCCGTGACCTTGAGCATTGAGTCCTTGTTCAGCATGTAGAGCGTGTCGCGGGGAGCATCGGTGTCAATGACCCACGGGATGCCTTCGAACTCATAGGCCGTGAAACCCAGGTCCATCTTCATCGCCGTGCCGTTGAACTGCTTGAGCGTCCAGCCCATGTCTACATAGGCATGTAGCTGGCTGCCGTGGCTCCAGATGCGGAGCTTGTTCAAGTCCACCGCGCCACGGACTTGCTGAATCTGCCAGATGCCGCGCCGCAGGTAATCGCGGGTCAGAGCGGGAGTCCCGGAAAGCGCCACGATGGAAGCGTTGTACTGGGGGTTGGCTGCCCGGTTGATGTTCTGGAAGTTGGCTGCGAACGTTCCATTGTCGATAATGACCTTGAGTCCGGCCATAGCCTTGTTGTAGGAACCCGAAGAAATGATGGCATCGCCCACGGCCAAAACACCAGCCGCAGAAGCCGGGCCAACCGTGATAGTAACGTTGCCGCCAGCCGCTGTAAGGTTCGTTGTTCCTGCCACGCCAAGAAGGTTCGAGACTGAAACGATGGTCGCCGTACCCTTGACGGTGTTAACCGTCCCGGTCAGGAAGTCTACGGTCAAGCCAGGGCGTAGGTAGCGTGCGCCATCGCCTAGTCCTGTTACGTCTACAACCGTGTTGGCTACCGTCGAAAGCGTAACGATAGCGCCAACCTTGGCGAGCGTAGCCGAACCGTCAAGAAAGGAGTACCAGTTCAGTTCCTTGATGGCATCCACTACGCCGTTGCGGACATTGAACGCTAGGGACTTGACGTAGTTCGTGGCGTCTCCGCCCCCGCCTGCATCAAGCGCCGCGCCGGTAAACTGGATGGGCTTAACGTAGCTGTAGAAGCCTACAATGGCGCGGTTGACGCGCTGAGAGTCTCCGGCCGGAAGCGCTCCGCCATCGCCGTACCATGCGTGTTGGCCGTTCCCTGCCATATGGACGGGGATTTCTAGGCCCCGGTTTGAGATCATGGTGCCGGCGCCTTCAAACACGTCGTTCCAAAGGACGGCGGCGGTGTTGAACTGTTTTTCCACGCGAGGATTGAAAACGACCTTGAAAATCGGGTCTGCTGCGGAAAGATCGAATTGTGCCACTTATGGCCTGCTAGGGCCGCTACTTGTATGCCGACTTGAGTTCCGAATCGGAGATGTTGCCCCAAATGGGGTCTTGCCCGTGGCCCTCTTGCTTCGAGGACGCGCTGCCGTTTACATTATCGGCGGCGGCGGGAATCTCCTTCACCCCGTTCGCTTCGACTGTCGAGCGGCGGGTGTGTTCAGCGGTTGATGCGGCTTTGGTTTCAGCAGTAACGAGGCTTGATGCCTTCGAGAAGTAGGTCGGCACATCCACATAGACGCCCTTGGCGATACGGTCACGGGCCGAGTTGTCAGCCCAGAGAAGCTCATTCGTTTTCAGCCGGATGTAATCCCGGTCGCGCTGCGAAACAGATTCAGGGAGCTTCTTTAGCAGGCCGTCCACGGAAGTCTTATAGCCTTCCGATACCGCGTTTTGCCTGCGAACGGACTCTTCCTGATTCTCTTTCTGAATGAACTTGTCCAGTTTGGCCTCGATTGCCGTAAGGCGGGGGTCAGGTGCGGGTGCCGAATCAGCAGTTCTGCTCGAACTGCCGTTCGCGCTGCCGTTTCGGACTTCGGCGGGGAGACGGTTAAACCAGCGGTCGGACATGCGCTCCAGCAGTTGCTTGTGCAACTGCGGATTGTTCTTCTCGATTTCATCCATGAGCAAATCAGGATTGTTTTCGAGCAAGGCAGGCAGGTTATCAAGGGCCGTTTTAGCGGCCTTGAACTCCGAAGCATTCTGCGGAGTAATGCCCATATCCACCAGTGATTTATACGCCTCTACGTCGGCTTCCGTGAACTGAGGTTTCGTTTCCGCTGCGGTGGTTTCCGCCGTGGTCGTTGCCGCAGTCGTTTCAGCAGAGGTAGCGGTGGTCTGCTGAGTTGCTGCGGTCTCCAGTTCGGTGAAAGTCAGATTACCTTCCATGCTGTTCCTTGTACGTTACAAATTCAAGAGTGTCAAGATAAATCAACCGCTCCTGCCGTTTCTCCGTCTTTGCTGCGCGGAATGAGACTGTCCGCGAGGGCCGATATGATGCTGATTACCGCCAGAGGGTTGCGGCTGGTGTGGCTTCATGGCGTTGCCTTTATGCTGCCCAGCAGCCTGTCTTTGCTGTGGCGAAGTCTGCTCACCGGGCTTCTGCGGCTGGCCTCCCGCTTCCTGCCCAGCCCCTTGAATCGCTCCCTGAATCTGCGCCATTTTCTGCATGTTCATCAAGTGCTTGTGGAGATGGTCTTGGGCTCCAGCCTGAACTTCCGGGGGCTGCGTATCCCAATCGTCGGACTTCATCCAATCAGTAAGCGCCTGAATATGCACGGGGTCATTGTCGCGGGCCAGCATCGGCTCCGGCCATTGCGTCATGGTTCCGCCCTGAGGATTCTGCGGGGTCGGGGGAACCTGTATTTTTTGCCCGACTTTGCCTTGCTGAATTTCCTTGGCTTGAAGTTTCTGGTCGCGGGCGTTAGGGCTTAGGTCGGGTGAGAGTTGGTAAAGCTCCAAGACTTTGTTTTGCACCGCTTGCGGCAACTGCGGATTGAAAGCTCCGGCTGAAATAGCCTGAACGAGATTTTGCTGCTTCGAAGGGTCGAGCGGAACTATTCTGGCCACCCAGCGGATGCCGTCGAGCTTCAGCATCTCCCCGCGGAGCATCTTGAATTCCCATTGGCCGTTCTGTCCCATCGTGGCCTGCACTCTGTCATCGAGCCAGTTTTCGCAATCGAGTTTCGTCATCTGCATGGCCCAGAGTTCGTTTTCTTCCTTGTACATTAGCTGCAAAGGAGCGAGCATCCCCTGAGCCTGCGATGCGGCTGTCTGTTGGCCCCCGAACGTGTTGATGCCTTCTTCGTGCTGGCCGATGGCGGCGGGAGAAACGCCGGAGTGGAACTGCATATCCTGCAAGCGGGTGTTTTTCCAGTTCCAGACATCCGGACTAATCTGTCCTCCGGGGTGCCATTTCACGGCTTGGTCGATGTTTCTCTGGCCGAGGTTCTTGCACTCAATCATGTAGCCGCCGTCGCGGATGATGTTGTTCTTGTCGATTTTTTGCGTATCTGCCAGAAGCAAGGGCATGGTGTTGTAATCCACATGGCGCATGAGCATCCGATCGCATTCATCGAACTGCATCTGAAGAGGGATTAAATCATCATCGCCATCACCCCAGAATCTTCCTTCCACATGGATGTGCTTGAAGTGCGTCCAGTGGTCGTCCATTGATTCGTTTCTTGTTTCGAGTAGACAATCATCGGCTTTCCCAGCATAGAGTCCGACTGGGAATTTTTTCCTGAGTTCATCGTCAAAGAAATACTGGCTGGGGCGAATCCAGCCCTGAATCAAGGTCTTTTTCTGCTGCGCTACGGCTCTCTCGTACCAGCCCGGATATTGCGTTGGGTCGCTAGGCAAATCGGGGATGGCTTCCTGATAGACAAGGCCAATATCCTCGCTGACGTTTACGCCTTCGCCTGCCGATTGCATGCCGCCGAATTTCGCTTTCGGGAAATTCGAGTGAAGGGCAATGGAATCCACCATCCTCACACGCAGGAGTTCCGGGGCTTCCCGAAGATTCTTTACGCTCGAACGGACATAAATCTCAAACGGCCAGATACATTCGCAGACTTCCTGTCCTTTCGGATAAGCGACTTTCCCTTTCATCTGCGGGACTTGGGCGGTCTGCGGGGGAGTATTTATCGGCGGAGCAGGCGCATCAGGGCCGCAGGCCGGGCAAACTGTTTGCTGACCTTCTCCCTGTAGCCCGCAAACAGGGCATTGCCAAGAGCCTTCTGAGATTTGCACTTCGACATCTTCGTAGACGGGCTGCGTGAAGAATCCGTAGCGAGGATCAATGGAATAGTAGTTGTAACGGAAGGAGTTTCCAAAGAGACGAAGGTTAGTCGCCTCGCGTGCCCGGATTGCATCATAGCCAATATTTTCCTTGGATATTTCCAGTGCAGCCCTAGCCGCTTCCGCAACGCCCTGAGATTCCGCATCAGGAGAGTTGGGTTGAGCAATAAACTCGGGGGCCGTTTGGACATACATGGCTGCGCCATAGCGGATATAGCTCCTGTAGTAGTTTGAAGCGAACCCATACTCTGCCGAATTCACACCGATGCTGTCGAAGGAAAACCCGATGTCCGATAAAACCGAATCATGGTAGCCGGTAAAGAAAAGATGATTGCGGAACCATTTGCGGTGCAGTTGAAGTTTCTCGTACTGGAGCTGCCAGTAGCGCTGGTCCAGCATCCATTTTATTCTTTCCTCGATGGGCTTGTCCCACGGGTAACTGGGAACAATGCTGCGCTTGTCCTGTTTTTCCTGCTTGTCGCGGACGAGCGAATCACTTCCGCCCTTAAAGAGCGAAGTGACTTTCTGCATGATTCCTGAAACAGTTCCGCCCACTTACTTTTTCTCCATGTACTCCGGCATCCCTGGAATCTTGAACCTCACACGCTGAAGAATCTCCTGCTTCCTTTTTTCCGTCAGCGGTTCGTTTGTGCTTTTGGCCAGACTCTTCACCGTTTCCACTAGCGGGTGCTCGTCAGGCAGGCTTGTCAGTCCCCGGCTTTCGAGTATCTTGTCGATCAGCCCCCGGTTTGTCCGGTTGTGCTGATACTGCTGGACTGCCAACAGAAGTGCCAAAAGTCCGCTTGAGATATAGCAAACTAGGTGCGACTCCAAGGAGTTCCTCCTTTTCGTAATTGTCCCAATCTTTTTCGCTCATGTGGATACCCCTTTCATTCTCGGGTCATTGAGTGGGAGTATGCCGCCATCCTCAAATGGCTCCATGCGCTTTAGGGCTTCCCTGATTCGGTCGTCGAAAAACCCAAGACTCTTTTCACTATCCAATTCGGAACCTTTGAAAAGCATTTGCGAACCTAGATTGTCTTTCCCTGGCAATACTGGACGGCGAACAATCCACGCGGAAAACAAATCCGAATACATGCCCTCCTTACTAGGCATCAAATGCAAGACTCTCCCGCTGCCGTCGAAAGACGAATCCAGCAACGTATATGGATATACAACCCACATTTCTGCGGATTTCCTTAGCGCCTCTTCATTACATCCGATGGCACTTAGGGCCACGTAATGCTCCTTAAATTTTCTGGGCCTAGCGAAGAGTCGGCGTTTTGTTCCGATTGACTAGTCTTTCGCTCAACGCAGCGCGTTTCCACTTGGCCCAGAATCCCTTTTTCGCTCATTTGGTCCTCTCAGGATGGCAGCGCGGACAGGCAACGCGTTTGCTGCCTGGAACGTGCGTATCGAACGGCTTCAAGTCGTTACGCGAGAAGCATTGTCCGCAGATGTGACAGCGCATCACTTGGCCAACAATCGGCTTAATGATTGGGGCCTCTTTCAGCTCCTTCGCTTCCTGCGCGATTTGCGCTTCGAGTCCTGTGCGCGGGCTATCCATGCTTGACCTTCACTTTCATCTTCATCTTGGCTTCAACCTTGGCCTTTTTCTTGTCGGGCGTCTTGCCTTTTTCGGCCAGCTTCATCGCGGCCATGACCATCGGCTTCATCAGCGAACCCATATTACTTAGGTCGGTCTGCATCGCTCAACTCCCCTAAAATCCTCTGCGCGTCCTGCCATTGGAGCGTATCATCATCGCGCCACTGGCAACATACGTCTCCGGCAGCCACTTGTGTTTGAAGCGCCCGGCAAAATCCGGTGGCGGATTCCCATTTCGGTTCGTCGCCATCCACTTGGTAGTGGTCGCAATCGTCTCCGCCGTTCACGCCCCCGCAGTTTGCTCCCCCGTATTTCTGACCTGGCTTCGGAGCGTTTATCCAAATGAGTCCCATATAGTCGGGGTCGTTGGCAAACACGCGGTAGACGGGTTCGCCTTTGTTTGGTTCGCCGTAGAATTGCATCGAGCAGCATGGCCAGTACTCAATCTGCTTGGCATCGGCGGTCGCTTCTTTCGGCCATATGAATTTCTTTATGACTTTCCTTGGACCCATAAGCGCACAGCGCTCGGCCTTTTCGTTGTAGAACTGGCAGTTATAGCAGGAGGCTGGTTCGTCGTTCATGTCCTCGGCGGTGGTAAAAAGAGCTTCGCCCTTGGTGTTGACGACCGGAGCGAGGCTGTCCGGAGCGGAGAAAGCCATGCGCATAGCGTTGATTTTTCGTAGTTGGTCCGGTCCATAGACCGGGAATCCGCCGTCGATGATTTTAAGATCGCTTCTGCTCACTTCTTTGTTACTCTCTTTTTTGCAGCAACCTTGGAAGAAAGATCTGTCATTGCTATATTTGCCTGCCTTCGAGCTAATGCATTGGCGTTGGCATTCGGGAGATTCATAATTCCTTGGTCTAAAGGATAATTTTTTGTATCGCTATAACTAGATGGCTGTGTTCGTGTATCTCTGTTACCACCGGCATCAAATATTCTCATTGTTGCTGCTTGAGCTTGGTTTTGCGGATTCATGGAGGTTGTTTCCAGTCTGCTGGCTTCCTCTACGGCCTTATGGCGCTCGGCAACGTATTGCAAATCTGCTGCTAAAAATTTAGGGTCTTTGAATAATTCCACTAAAAATGGGTTATTCGCTGCCATTACTGAACCGCCTTACTTACTGGTTCTGGAATTTCGTCGCTCACCGCCTGATTAAGTTCGCGTTGCATGGCGTGAAGGGCTTTGGTCAACTTGAGAATGAATTGCCCTTCTAGGAAAACCGGGGCAAAATTCGCTGTGTCGATGAAGTCCGTGTCTTTCTTGTGCAGGAGCAAGCGCCAGCGGTCCTGGCCGTAAACCGGGAAAAGCAACTGGCCGTTGTTTCCGTGGTATTCATAGCCTTCCGGTGGGATTAGGACTTCCGCGAACAAAACCTCTACGAGTTCATCGGGCGTTGGAGGCACGGGAACGTTCATTGCGGCGGTATCTCCCTTCTGTGTTGTACTCTCAAATCCTTGATTTTGAAAGTGGAAAATCCGTGGCGGCGCAAAGGCTCCTTCTCTTTGTGCTCTTCCGCTCGCTGCCAGTAGAGGCGTGAAGCGATGTCGAGCTTCGGATTCTCCCACTTTTTCGGCACTGCGAGTTCCGATGGCAGCGGCCTGAACGTGTGAATCAAGTAGCGAATGCCATCGGGACAGTGGGAATTGGCGTGGCTCGGCTCGTTTTTCGGGTTGCCTGATTTGTCTTTCGCCCATTTGTAAGTGGTCAGTTCCCGGATGGTGTTGACGCAGGATTTAGCGACGAAATAGCGCGGAGAGCCTTCTTTCCCGGTGAAAGGGTGTTTCAGGCGCGGGTCAATGTGCATGTACTGGGCGACTTTGAAGAGACCTGGCTTGACATCCTTTATAGCCGCTTGGCCGGAGATACCGTAATCTTCGAGTTCAATCGCTGCTGCTCTTTGAGCGTAGTCATAGGCCATGCCTTCGAGCGTGCGCCCTTCCATTTTTTCGTGGAATTGCTCAGCAATGGGCTTGATACGAAGTTCCGAGCCATAAATCTCCGCAAACTGGTAGAGATTCCCGTCAGGAGCCAAAGAAGCAATCGGAATAGCCCAAGGATCGCCTTCCTCGCCGCCGCCAACGTCTGTTCCGACAAAAACAGGCCACTCGATAGGCGGTCTTTGATGCCCCGCGAACACTTCCCAGTCTCTGCCGTCGTCCCAGACGTGTGTGTTATCTCCGAATTCCTTGTAAATCAGGTCGGTGAAGTCGGTGAAACTGCCATTTACGAAGCGATCATACCAGTCCGGCGGGTAGAGGCACTTTCTGCGGATGTGGTACTCCTCCGGCAGAAAGACGTTCTCCATTGAAGTCGCGCCGATACCTAGATTCATGCCCTTCATCTCGGCGGAGCGATCGGGGTCGAAGAAATAGCGCCATTGCCAGTCGTGGCCGGCAGGGTTAGAGCTTCCACGATAAATTCTACGAGAGACATTCTTGCGCCGGAGACGGCCGGTGAGCATCAAAAACACTTCCTCGGGAATTTCCGACTGTTCGTCCACCCCGGCAAAGCTCAAATTTAGACTGCGGATGTGGCCAGTGACTTTTGGGTCGGAAATATCGAGATGGCGGAAAATGACTTCGTGGCCGTTGTAGAAGGTCCACTTGGCGTTAGGAGGCTGTTTGAATTCTCCCATGTCTGAGGGAATCAGCTCGAGGAACGTTCGCATGGTGGTGGACTCAAGAGCTGGAGAATTGAGCCTTCCCAGCAGACTAAGACCATTTGGCTCGATGATGGCGTTGCAGATGCAGGACGTGCATAGCGCTACAGACTTGCCAGCACCTTCGCCACCGACATAGGAAACCGCGAAACGGTCGCTGGTGACGAATTCCTTCTGTTTGGGCATGCGCTCAAGGCCCGCGATGGCGTCCTTGAGTTCTAGTTCTCCGGTGTAGAAGCCCATTTAGCCCATCGGCCCCACTGACCAATTGTTGTGGTGCGATAACTGTCGAAGTTCTAGAACTTCTTTTCTTAGGATTTCGAGTTTCAGGAATACATCGTTGAGGATTTCGGCCATCTTTTTGGCATCATCGGGCGTGGCAAAAGTAACTGCCGTGATGTCTGGCCACTCTTCTGGATTACCCATTTGAAACCCACTTCTGCCAGCCTTCTTTGAGGGCCTGCCTGTGAATGTCGCGCTGCTTCCGTTCCCAGCGGCTCGCGCCGTCAATTTTATCCCAAAGCCAGAAAAAAACGAACGTAAAGGCAAAAACCCTGACCACCTCACCCCAACTATGCTCGTACATCAGATACCTCCATGCCGCGCTGTGAAAGCGATTCCGTAAGCGTTGCCATAGGCCAGATAGAGCCTCGGCAGCCGTTCCAGCTTGTGGCGCCCTGTCCTGTGAAGCAGGTAACTAAGACCCTCCCCTGCCGCGTAGAAGCCAATCTGAAGGCCAACAGTTCCAGAACAAGACTGCGTTGGCAGGTTCATTTCGCGCTGGCCCCGCGCCAGGAAACGGCAGGTAATAGCGATGTCTGTCGCCGCCACTGTTCCGGCAGAGGCCAATTCGATCTTGGCGAAGCGGTCGTAAAAGGAATGTTTGGTGAAAGGGCTTTCAGGTTCGGCGTGATAGGCCGTGTCACTATCCTTTGGAGGGTTCCCCGCGCGCCTTTCGGCAAGCACTACTGGCTTCACCTTTCGGCTAAGCGCCCACGGTTCACCTTGTCTCGCCAACCCCGTACTTACCCTCTCCTCATGCGCTGGCTCAGTCTGTGCGCCACAGAATTGAGCCATAGCTCCAAGAGCTAAAATTAGAATCGCGTACCTCATTCGATTATCGCCACTCCCCCGCATTGCCAGCACCGCCAGCCTTTTGGAGTTCCGTGCTTGCAAGTTCTTTCAGAAGCGCCCCGGCCTTCAGAAACACGAACATCTTCCTCGGCACTCGCTGCACTACCTGCGTCCGCAAGGACTGGTAATCGCTCAAGCACATTAGACCGCCGTTTTGCCACACGTACTGGCTCAGGCTCCCGCACCGCTTTTGGTTCACCAATCTCAAGCAATACCTCTCTGGCCCACTCCACAACCGTCTTTCCCGCTTCCCGCGCCGTCTCCGTTATCCGCTGTAAGTCCGCCGTCTCCATGTAAACCACTAGCCTCGTGCGCTCCGTAAACATTCTCCGGCGTCCCATTCCACCTCTTTCATAGCATATTTTCGTTGGTTGTCAAGATAAATGTGTGACCTATTTTGGGAAAAGTTGTGCATGAACCTATGCATAAGCAAACGCCACCCCCTCTTTTCGCCTGCTTCCCTATGGCGTGCCGCGGCTGAGTCCGATAAGAACCATTATGCACATAGTCCTAGTATCATTGACTTTGTTTGTTTTCAATTACTTACAGGCAGGAATAGGTGTTGTAACGAGTATTATTCTTGCGCTGGCCCTTTTGTCTCGCTTGCGGCCGGCGACACGTCAATGGCTGTTTCTTGCTTAACTGACTCATTAGCTTGGCTTTGCACGGTTACGTTGCCCATGAGGTTCTGAATTGCGAGCGTTAGGCCGGGCTCAGGCTTGCGGCCGGCATTCTTAGCGTCGAAACACTTGTCTAGGAGCCAGATCGCTGCGTTTTCGCTATTCTTTTCAAGGCGAACGTCTAACACTTGCAAAGCCGCTGGAACCCTGCTAAGTGTCTGTAATTGAGCATCTTGCATAACTTGCTCGATATTGCTCTCCTCTGCTATCGCAGTGACACAATTCCTTGTAATTTGTAAGTCTCTAGCTATGCTTGACTTATTCTCGCCTTGCGCCATTCTTGCGATTACGGCTGTTTTTACCGCTTGGGGCTTCCTAGACTTGCGTGGCGGGTAAGGCTTTTTGTAGGCTGGAATCGGCTGGGAATCGCTTGGCGAGGCATCCTGAGAGGGAGTCTGGGAATTGGTGCTCACGCGCGGGAATCCTCAATCTTGATAGTTGCGCCGGGCTTGGCTCGCATGAGTTTGCGAAGATTCCAGGCTGCTTGGATGGCATCACGGCGCACAGTAGACCTAAGCCACGCTGATTCCATGAGAGTTTTAGCGAGAGTGCTCACGATCGGGCTTTCTTTGCTAGGCGCGCGCGATGGCCGTAAAACTTGCTGTGGATGCCTTGCGCGTCAATCCACGGCAAGCGCTGCATGCACATTGGCTCTGCTTTCAGTAGCTTAACCGCTTGGCGGAGGGTTTCTACGCTGAGTTTTGACTCGCTGCTCACGGCTTTGTTACCGGAGTTAGCACGTAAACGCAGTCTTTGACGCTCTTTTGCTGGGGCTTGCAAGGGATTAGATGAACTGTCTGGGTAGGAAACTCAATGTCTTCAAAGACTTGCCAGTCTACGCGCTGAATATCGTAGAACAAGAGCGTGTGAGTGCCAGGCCGGAGGTCGGCAGTATAGGCTTTCAGGAGCCAAGAGGCGAGTTTGATACGCCAGTTCACAGGCTTAGAGTTTAATGCTTTGCGCGGGAGCACGTCAAGAGAAAAACACTTCTTTTCTGCTTTGCTCACGTCGCTGCGGACGCGCTTTGTCCATTGCGGCTTCCTCAAATCCTCTGCGGAATGGCACCAGTGAGATAAATTAGCTAGGTTGTCTAGCCTGTCATCGCGGGAAACGGAGCGCCTTTTGATATGATGCGGCTCTCCCCCTTCGCCTCGGCACCAAGCATCATGCGCCCGGCCAAGGACGGTAAATCGCTCACACTGGCCCAAGCTGCGCTTTAATAGCTCGTATTTTCTTTGTTTCCAATCCTCTCCGAACAATATCTCGCGCTGGTCGGGCGCAATGTAGCTGCGCTTGTCCTTGAATCTCGCCAGCTTGGTCAGCTCCCGGTCTGCTTTCACGCCTTCCATTCCTTCATCCGCCCCAGTCCCTGTAGGCTCATGGCTGGCGCTTCGGGATAATTAGTGGCGGCATGGGATTCAATAGAGCGGCTTCCATAACACTTTCTTCCAGCCAACGATGCTTTCGCTCAAATATTCGCAAAGCATCCATCGCGCCTTCGCACCGATGCCGCCAACGTTCGCCTTCGTAGCGCAATTCTCGATTTTCATATTCGAGATACGCGATGTGCTCTCGCGCCAACCACCTAACTAGTTTTGTCCACATCTCTTCCCTCCCCGCCACGCCACGCTCGACCGCCTCAATTAACTCCATAAATTCCAAGTACTTGCTGAAACTCAAGATACTCATGCGCCCGTTCAGCGGCAAAAGGCCCAGTGAATATAACAACGTAGCACCTGCCATCATTCGCAATCGCTTCAAAGCGCCACGTATCCTTTACAACTTTATCTTTTCGAACTTCAATACTCTTGAAATACATTTATGCCCTACCTTTCTCCCCCTCGCTGAGAAGCGCGAACACGGCGTCATACTCTTCTCTCCAGTTCGCGCCTTTGTAACCCTGACCGTGAATATGTGCCAACTCAAAGATTCCTGCTGTGTCGTTGTCTACCTGATCTAATTTGCTGAGTAGCTTTCGTACAGCTGCCCGCATTGCAGCCGTGCATTCATAGGGCTGCTCTTCTTCATGGTCAGAACGCTTGTGACCACAAACACAAATTGGTTCGCTCGCAGGGGCCGCTGACACGGCTGGCTGGTGGGCCAGGGCGCGAATCTTCGCTGCTACAGCGGGCATAAGCGCATGGCAGTTACATGTTCCGTGTACTCTGGCAGAACATCCGTATTCATGAGTCTCAAACAATTGCGCCGCCTCTTCCAGCACTCCCGCCCGTGAGTAGGATTGGGCGTCGATTGATAAATTGATGAGTGCCCGTTTTACTTCATCGGGCTTCATTTCATCCACAAATTTTCGCAGGCTCTCGTGATCGGAAGCCTCTTGTAAAATACGTGGAAGCCACGGCTCTGCTTGTGGCGCGGCCACTCCCGCCCGCTCCACGGCAGGCGCGGAGGCGAGCGCAGCGATTCGCCTAGCTACTGCCTCGTACTCACATGCCAAATAAGGGCCATCATCGTCAGCTAATTCAGCACGTATCAGATGGTCCTCAACAGCCTTGTAGAGCACCTTTTTAATTTGTGCTACGCTCGCCTGCCCGCTCCCGCTGTCACTTGCCATGCTGGGCCTCCCTTCCTTTGCATTCCGCATCCTTTATGGATGGTGGAAGATACATCGCACAAGTGTGTACTTCATTACAATTTCGGCAGGAATACTTTTTCAAGTCACAGTATCCCCGAGGGATATGGTAGCAATCTTCCACCATCCAATCATGCTTACGCTTCCTCTCCCGCTTCTCAGCCACGGCCTGCCGCCGACAAAATTCAGCATGACTAAACCAACGCTTCTTGCTAATACGCTTCCCGCAAGTCGGACACGGGATGGTCTTACTCTGCTGTTTTCGCATCATCGCACATTGCCCGGCCCCAACCATCATAAGTCCCGTCACTTTTATTGAAATAGTGGTCCGTTCCGTTGGCGTCATGGAAATAAAACATCTGGAATTTGTCGTCAAGCGCAGATGCGGACAGTTCAAAGGGAGGTTCGAGTTCAACCAAAACTTGCTCTCCGCTCCTTTTTGTCGCCAATAATCGAATGCTCATCGTTGTTCCTTCTCAGCCACGGCCCCGGCGCGCTGCCGGAATTAGAAAAATCAGATGCTCCAACTTGTCCACTCTGACGCCATTCGGATTCGGGTCAAATTCAGGCTCACAGACCCATCGCCATTTCATGCCGTCTTGCTGCTCCACTGTCAGATGCTCTTCGCGCGAACATTTGCCAACTACTGCATGATTCTCATCGTCAATCCCAGTGACCGTGAAAATCATAATGCAGTGTGTGTTCAGTACGATGCTGCTCTCGAAGTCCACCGGATTCACGCATATCAAGCCGATTCCCTCGTTCATGCACCATTCGTACAAGTCCTCGAACCAACTCCCACTCATAGCGAAGTCGGGGATGGAATCCAGTGGACGCTCAAGCAACGAAGCGACGCACGCGAGCAAGCAATTTCCTTTACCCTTTCCAGTCCGAGTTTGATACGTTGCAATCATAGAACGCCCTCTCAGCCACGGCCTGATTCGCGGCGCGTCACTTCCGGCACCTGTGAACATGGCCGCTGCACCAGCTACAGACCAACTTCTTGCAATCGCGGCAACGAAAACGACGGCCTTTTACTTCCTCGCCGCAATCTTCGCACTCGCGCACCTGCTTCCCCTTGCCCTTAGTCATCGCGCGGCTCCCCTGCTTCTCCTTGCGCGTCAGCGGGGTGAGGGATAACCTTCTCTCTAATCGGGTCACGCCCGATGTCATTCGTCGCAGCGGGCGGCATCGCTCCTAGCAGGGCTTCGAGTTCGTCACAGAACGCGATAATATCTCCTGCTCGGAACTGATTCGACTCGGCCATGCAGACTTTGGCAATCTGCTCTGCCCATCTGCGCTTGCTCGCCACTAACGCCCGTAGCTGCTCCCTGATTGGCTCGGTTGTCATAGTTTCACCTGCTTAATCTTCGCTGGCGGAACGTTGAGATTGAATCCGCTCAGGTAAAAGCAATCCTCTGCTGCGACATCCAGGAAATGCCGGTTCGGACACGACAGCCACTCGCCAGTGCAATCGGGAATCATGCGCTGTAAACACTTCGGGCAAATTGGGTCACTCATTTTCGTTTCGCCACTCCTGCTTGGCTCGGTCATGGCTGCACCGCCCCAACTCCTGTCGTTGGCTCTTTCGCTTTTAGCCGCAGAATCTCTGCTATTGCTTCGTCGAGGTCATCATCGGTGAGCAGAACTCCTCCGTCTGGAAGCCAAGGAGTACGAATGACAATCGTGATTTTCGGTGGCTGTGTGAAAAGAGCGGCTATCTCGCTGAGATGCGTGGAAATGTCGTTGTGCAGCAATTGCAATTTATCGCTCATCTACTTTCTCCTTCCCTCCGCAGGCAGCAACTCACAAGCTGTCGCTGGCATGAGCGATACACAACCATTTTTATGGCACATTAAATATCGTTCGCCACCAGTAAACACGACTGCTCTTACCGTGCCGTAGTGCTTCACTTTGTCACCGATAATGATATCCCGCACCCGCCTGCCCCGCTGTTTCGCGGGCTTCGCTTTCGATGGCGCTTTGGTCATGGCAAATGCTCCGCCAGGAACGCTTTTGCGCGTCCAGTAAGGACATCGTGGGTTGAAAACCGCAGAACCCGGTAGCCCATCATCGTTGCTGCGTTGTATTTGTCGAGGTCCGCTTGGTAGCCTTTGCCCCTCGTATGCCTTCCCCGGCTCCAAATGGCTCCTTCGATTTCGATGGCTGTGGCCCCGCGCAGAAGGCAAGCCCCCGATTCATCGGTCAGGATGTAATCAAGCCGCCATTTCCGCTCTTTGTGAAAGCGGAATTCAGGAAAGAACGTCAACCCCAATTCTTTTAGGTGCTTTTCGAACAGCAAGTGCGCCGGGTTGGGCTTGGCCTTCATCGCTGAACCTTTCTAAACTTTGCCGCGTCCACGCAATCGGCGAAGTGGGGCTGCAAGTGCTCTGCATCCGTGGGACTCATCGGCATCATCTTCCCGGCTGGCGTGCGCCACATCTCAATCTGCTTCCGGCAATCCATCGAGCGGCAAACCGTGTGCGCCGCAAAGCCGTATCCTTCAGTCCTGAGTTCGTCTCTTGTCGCTGGCCACTTCATCGCTTCCTCGTTTTGTTATCTCGCTCCCGTTCCGCACGGCAATCAGGACACCTAAAGCCCCCCCTAGCAGCTACTGGCCGACTGAGGCAACGCAAACAGGTCCGCCCTTGAGCACGCAAGATATCCCGAGCCTTCGATATCGGCATCCCATGCTTCGAGAGAATCCAAGCCTGCTTCTTGGACTTGCATCGCCGCTTCATTCCATTCTCCGCAGCCAATCCACATACACGCTCACGCCCAAGATCGTTACGCGCCGGCGATAGGGATGCTTCCGCCTGTACCTGCGCTGCGCCGCTGTTTTGCGTTGTCTCAGCGTGAGGGCCATAGCTTCAAATCCTCCAGGTTGCACCAGCCGATGAACTCAAACGTTCCGCCCCGCTCGCACTCCCGCTCGAACTCTTCCCGGCTCTGATAGCTGAATGCTTTGCTGCCAAGGGAGTCCCTTGAGCGCCAGATGTTGCATTCCCGGCAACTCTGCGGATGCTGTCCTATGTGCTCCATCGCCCCTCCAAATGCGCCGCTACCTGACCTCTGCAAGTTTCTTCATATCGGCTAACGCATCTTCGTCGGTATCGAAGAATCTACAGGGGTTGAATTTCCTGCTTGTATCGCTCGCATCGTAAATCAATTGCGCGGCTAGCAAGGTTCCGTGAAAGGCTTCTAGTTTCTTGCCTTCCTCGCCTGCCAGTGTCGTGACCCACCCGCCACGGCAGTGCGTGCTATCACAGGTGTGCCAACCTTTCATGTTCAAATGGTGGTCGGGCGCGGTAACTGCTTCATAGACTCGCTTGTGAATATCGGGAATGACCGGAATTATCGGAGGATTGAAGTTGCCTTTAGTTGGCACTGCATCTTCTAGGTCGGAGCAGTCGGAGCAGTCGGAGCAGCGGGAGCAGTCGGAGCAGCGGGAGCAGTCGGAGCAGCGGGAGCAGTCGGAGCAGTCGGAGCAGCCGGAGCAGTCGGAGCAGCCGGAGCAGTCAATGCAACCATTGCAATTCTTCAAGCTGTCCAGAGCCCTTTGTGCTGCTTCTTTCGAACCAAACCATTCTACGGAGCATTTGTTGCCATTTGCATCTTCAATCCAAGTTGCCATATTCGTTTTCTCCTTTGCGATGCGCCGCTAGACTCTGTTGTGCTTCCTCGCGGCTCTCGTTCGCTGTCTTGTGGCCGCAACTGCAAACTACCCCCCAAGGCCGTGCCAGGAATCGCTCGTCATGCTCGATTCTTACTTCGTGCGTCATTCCGCCTTGCTGAAATCCAAGTAGTAACTCTTACCAATCTCGAAGAACGCTTGCGCTGGCGGATTGTCCACGGTCATTTCCAGCGTCCCGCTAGGCGTGGCCTTCGAGTATCGCTTGTTTTCCTCCGTGCTATTGTCGTAGACAGCGCCAAATTTGAATGTTTGCGCGGTCGGACTCCAGCTATGACTCGTGATGCTCTGCAACGTGAATTTTCCTCGTACCATTTGTGTTTTTCTCCTTTGAATTTCTGCTACCAATGAATCTACAAACTCGTCTCGTGCTCGGTCGGCCTCTTCTTGCGAGCGATATGGATACCACGGCGGAGGACCAAGCCTGCGATGATGAATGCACTCCCAAAATGTCAATGGCGGCGAGTTCCTATCAACAACCTGACCATCTCCTACCCATTGATTTTTATCGTTGAGCACTCTCACTGGAGATACCCCTTTTCCCGCATCGCTGCAATCTGTCTATCAGCCTCAGCCCGAAGTTCTTCTCTTGCTTTGGACGGTTTTGGAATGGAAAGAATTTGACAGACTTCTTTTACGGTTCTTGGTTCTCTTAACCGTTCGGCATCAATTTGCACCTTTTCTTCTTGCAACTCTTTATGTCCGTTGCCGTTAGAAGAAACCGAGTTTGGAAACCTTGCACCTTTTGTCGGCTCCTGTGCACCTTTTAGGTCATTCTGTGCACCTTTTCTCTTTTCCAGCCATGTAGAAACCATAGGCAATTCGTAGCGGTTTGAGTTACCCCGACCGATGCCCCGCTCGACGCGAAGCTCGCCCATCTCTTCGAGTTTCTGGACGCAGTAGATTACCTCGCGGCGGCAGATAAGAGCCTCGCGTGAGATAGTGTCGAGAGAGGGGAAAGCGTTCTTGCCGGATTTATCGGCGTGACTGGCGATGGAGATTAAGACGAGGCGTTCGTAGTAGGTTGATTCGGAGAAACGTAAAATCCAGTCAACAGCTTGCCAGCTCAAGAGCCCCTCCACACAAGAGGCGAAGCGGGGTGTGTGTGGCACCCCGCCCCTCAAAGTCTGACCGAAGCAACCAAACTGCGTGTCACCTCGCCAGCGCGTAGCAAAAGCATAAAACACTTTTCCTTTCACTTCAACAGAAATCTTTTTCAGGCAGGGGCGTGCGCGGCGAATGACTCTCTCGTGATGGTCACAAAGTACGTGGTCAATTTTGAGGACATTTGCCGGAACACTTTCTAGGAAAACTTGCGAGCGCGTGGACGGAAAGTTTTGTCCCGGCAAGGATGTTGCTAAACGTCGCGCCGCGCTCGCTTGAATTCCCTGTCGCATTTTATATCACAGCTTCCCTTGGAGTGCAATAGCCGCGTTTGCGGTCATCACGGCTTCGCGCAAGAGCCTGATAGCTGCTGTCTGGTCCGCACTTCCCGGCGTGTTATCAACTATATACTGGCCCATTTCCTTCGCTTTGGCGCGGATTGCTTCATACTTCGGAAGCTGGTCCGGCGTTGGTGCATGATAAGTAAATATGTTTTCGATGTCCATGATTCTCCTTTATTGAGTGTTCCTTGCAATCCATTCCTTCATCACTTTGATTTGGTCCTGTCGCTGCGAATTGGAAATGTAGAACAAGGAATCTCCCGGCGAGAACTCGAACAGCAAAAGCGTGAAGCCCCATCCCGGAGGCAAATCATCGCTGAGCTTATCGGCCCATTGCCTGAGCGTCGCCTTAATTTCGTCGTTGCGAATCTGATAGTTCGAGTCGTTCATTGCGCCGCCTTGTCAACTACTTTCTTCGGCCTGCCGCCCTTGCGCCCGTTCTTCTTGCTCGCCTTTTGCTTGGCTGCGCTCTTGGAGGCTCCACCGAGCTTGCCGAGGGCGACAGCTGGATTATCTTCGCTGACTACACTCTTGCAGCCGATGCAATAAACAGCGTTTCTAATGGGGTCTATCTCTACATGGTGGCATTTAGCCTGCCACTGATACTCACCGTGGTTAGTCATTGGAAGCCCTAACTTGCGCCGATTTGTCCTGCTTTTCAGCTAACCACTCGCAGAACCGTCGCACCCACTCATCGCGATTCATCGGATGAAAGAACTGGTCGCGCCAATGCTCATCAATCGTTTTGGCGAAGAGGTCCAACTCGTGAGCTACCACCATCCGAGCGTTGTCAGCCATGTCAGTCATTGTCGAACCCCTTGAACCACGCTTGAAACTCGGCCATATCAGGATTACGCGCAAAGAACGCATCGCACGTCTCGCCAAACTCACGTCCCAGCGTCCAAGAGCAAATCATTCTGCGGCCACGCTCGACAGCGGATTCCTTGCCCCACTTGGCTGAGTGCTTTTCGATTCGCTCGATGTAGGCATTTGGGTCAACAAAGACGATAGCTTCATGGTCAAAGCTCTTGTCAAACTCATGGTAAGGAACTAGGGCCGCTTGCAGCGCAAATGCTTGCATTCCGCGATACACTGTGGGCACCAATAGCCAGGGTCTTTCTTGTGGCCCCTAAATCTGGAAGTCCCGAATTCTGACCATCCAGCAGGAGGCCGCTGATTGAAATCGCTTTTTACTGGCAAAGAGCAGCCCTCGCAATGCAGGTAAACTCTTTTGCGCCCTGCCTGTATTTGTGCTGCCGTTTTGCCGCTCATTTCCGCCCCCGGCGCTTCCCGCGCTTCGGCTGGGGCCGCAACTTCATCAGCTCGTTCCAAGCGTCTATCAGATCGCCCAGCTTTTGAAGCGCCAGCCCATGCCCGTTGTAGAGCTTCGCAAAGTCGGCGGTGAACTCTGCTTCCAACCCGTCCAGCTTGCCGCTCAGCTGGGCGAGTTGGTCAATGATGATTTCTTTGCACGCCATCGTGTCCGCTCGCCCTATCAATGAATTATGGGCAATAGGTTCCATGCGTTCCAGCACCAACTTGCGCCAGCGCTCGTCATCCGCCCTTGCTGCTACCAGCTCGGCCAAGAATTCTTTTATCTCGCATAAACTGCCCTGCTCGGTGAATTTCTTGGCCACCTCTGGAAAATTCACCGCAGGGATTGAATGCTGATGCTCCCCCTCATGTCCTTTCCAGCGATTGCAAAAAATGGACTGGCAATCAGGGACATCCTTGGCCATCATTTTTGCTCCGCATACCTCATTTGCCGCATGTTCGCTCACAAGCTCCCTCCATGCCAAAGAATCAGAAACAGTCCGTAGCCCAGCGCCGCCAATAGCCGTATCCCGTAGCGCAGCAAATCCCGCTCGGTCAGTGCTCTCAAAAGTGCACCTGGTTCAGCTCGTGCAGCAGCAAACCCACCAGCAGCAGGAACAGCGCACCGACGAAGCAGATCGCTCTAAGCGTGGGCTTCATGCGTCCCCCAGAGATTCCCTGACCGGCTCGTCCTCGGCTGCCAAACGCTGAATGCTGCTTGTCGGCAACTGCCTCAAAAGCCTAATGATAATCGCATAAGCGATGAGCGGATGATTGCCGCAAGCTTCCACGTACCGGGTCCTCTCGGCATGGAAATCCGAGTATGTCTGCTCATCGCAATCGAACTGCACCCGCGTACGCTTTTCCTTGTTGGCTACTCGCCGCTTGGCCTCAATCCGCGGCAGAACGAGCTTCGCAGCTTCGCTCCCCCGGCCCTTTGAGATCAGCCACTGGCATTGCGCCAGCACTTCCTGCACGTCAGGCACTTGGACTCTCCAGCTTTTTCACTTGCAATCCAAACTCCCCGACTAGCTTTTCGAGTAAGGGCTGTAACTCGCCGGCAGCTACCAGCGCCGTCTCATCCTTCGTTTTCTTGGCCCGGTGCGCAGTAAAGACCATCCGCAGGGAATCTTGCAAGTCCTCCCGCGTGCTCAGAAACTCCCGGATGTTGATGAATTCCACGAAATGCCCATTGTGGCTCTCAGGCTCGGTGTAGAACAGCGCAGGAATGGCCTTTGCTGGCGTCTGTGCCGTCCCAGGAGAGGCTTTCTCCTTGGCCTTGGCTACTTTTGCCTCCCCGACCGCTTTGGCGTCCTTGAGCGTCCCTTGCGGCTCGTTGGAGTCATTCTCCGGGTCGTCCCCGGTCGGGATGAGGAACGACTTCATCAGCAGGTACTTTTCGGAGCCTGTCATGGCGACATACACGCCCTTGTCACCGGGCGATTCAGAGCATCCCGG